TGCAGCAGGGGCTAGAGATCTAGTGACTGCCCCAAGCTTTTCCAAAGGGGTGTCGAGTCGCTTGAGTTCCCTCTGTAGCTTGTCAAATCCACTAGCATTGAAGTTGCTGAGGATGTTGATTTTTATGCCGGCCATTATCGGTTCCCAATCACTTCTAGGTTTCTATTGAGCTTGTCAAGGTATTGCTCAACACCCTGCAAGACATAGCCTTGGATGAATGGAACCGACTGCTCGGCCTCTGGGTAGATGTAGCGTGATGGGGCACCGCCAAGTGCCTTGATCATTGCCTGACCCTGAGTGGTGACAGTGTGCCTACGAGTGCCACCCTTCCAGTCGTAGGTTCGAGTGGTCTGCAAGCGAGTCTTACCCCCACCGCGACCTGCCATGTCAGCGATGCTTACTGCTGCACCATTTACAATCACCTGGAGAAGCGGTGTTGCATTATCCATGCCAGCTCTGGCATTACGGCCACTTACAACTGTCTTGGTTGTAGCAGGTTTCCATGAGGTTCTACCTGAGTGCCTAAAGCCTCGGATAGGTGCCATCATCGGGATGTTGCCCTGAATCCTGCGACCAAGGGTGTCACCGCCACGCTTCATGAAGGCCCGAATCTCAAAGAATAGGTCTTTATCAACATCGCGGATCTCGGCAAGGGTTTCCCTAATGCCGTACACCTCGACTGACATACTCTTTATCATTATTGCCTCATCTGTTCTGCTTTGCCCTTTAGATACATCTGCATCGTAAAGAGCATACGCTCGGACTCTTGTAGTAGAGCCGAGGGTGCAATCCCTGTTTCACAGGCCAAGTAAGCGATCAGGTAGTGCTGGCTAGTAGCTCCTAGCCCCTTGATCTTTAGACTTTTGGGTCTGCATCATCGCCTGAGATTGTGTCTAGAGTTTCCACAAAATCCTCAAAAGACTTCTCAGTCTTTTTGGTTCTGCGAAGCGAGTTCCAAACAATGAAGCTCAGGTAGGTTAGGCGAGGGTCCGACTGGATAGTCGTTATGGCCAAGTTGTATCTCTCCTCGAAGGCAATAAAGTCTGGGGTGCCAGTGACAACCTTTTCTTTATTACCATCCACAAACTCAACTATGAATGGGATCTGCATGGTCTTAGGCTGTTGCCCTTGTCAATGCACCATTGAGTGGCCAGGTCACGCTAAGCGTGGCCAAATCGCCAATCGTTGAATTAAAAGGGGAGTACTGCGTGACCAAGAACTGACCCGAGAATGTCGGATTTGTGGCAGATACAGTTGCTGAGGTTGGGGTTACTGTGACTGTGGCGTTTGTGCCTAGCAGTGGGTAAAGCACTGAGTCAATGGCTGCTGCTCCAAAGTCCTGGTGGAACTCTAAAGTGATTGAGCCGGTCTGCAATCCTGCGATTGCTGTGCGGAAGGTTGCACCAAAAGCGGTTGTGTCTTGAGTTTCTACTTCAATCGGCAATTCAACCGATGCAAGTGAGGTACTGAAGTTTGTGCCGTTGATTGTGACCTTGTAGTCTGTGGCGATGAACTTTGGCATTGTTTGATTTTCTCCTAGTCGGCAAACACATCAACAGCGAACTCCGCTGCTAGGTAAGTGCCTTCGTTTAGCTGGATGGGGGTGTAGTTTCTCATTTCAGTCACTCGGGTGTCAAAGGCATTGCCACCTAGTGTCTTATCTGATTCTACTGCGTTCTTGATACTTGAGGACCCTGTAGATGAGCAGAAGTTATCGAGTGATTTCTGGGCTGTTCGCTCATCGGCTCTGCCAACAATTACAACAACGACAAAGCTGTATTTGGTTAGACCCTTAGCCATCGCCTGATTGTATTCAACTGTCACAGGTCTAACTAGAGCGATTGGTGGGTTGGGGTTGTCCGGCATCTCTGGGCTGGTTCTCAGTCCTGAGATTGTGGCAAGGTTTGTTGCTATTGCAGTTCGTAGGTTAGTTATGCTGGCCACTATGCAAACCTGATTCTGCGTAGTGGGTCAACGAGCTGGGCAACATCTGGGTCAAGTCTGTTGCTGATTCTCATTATCCCGATGTCAGAAACTCCTGCGACCCCCAGAGGCGAATCGAGCCGTTTATAAATTCTTGAGGCCTGAATCACTGTTGCTTGGGTGACTGAGATTGGCACTGCTGGCCAACCCCAAACCCCTGTGACCTGCACAGTTGCTTCTTGCTCGAACTGGCTAAATAGGTAATCCCCAACAGCTCGGATGCTTGTGAAGGGTGATGTCAAACCATCAGCCTTGCCGTTTAGTGGCTCAAGTTGTAAGTCGGTAGAGCTCCAACTTGTATCAAAGGTGCTGTCATCATCGTTCATTGTCTTTAGTGTTGTCAGGCTAGTTAGATCGTCAATCTCTGTGACAAAGCTGTCGCTAGGTGTAAAGACTCGGACTGCCGAGCCGGATGAAAAGAAGTTGCGATTGGTGTATCCGTCAATCGCTCTAGAGCCCGACTCAATAGCCATCTCTAGCAGTGTGTCATCGACATTGTCTGTGATTCTTAGTGCTGCTTTGACTTGCACCAGTGTGGCGTAGCCGTTGGTAATTGCCATTGGGGTCCTTTGATAAGTCTTTGTCTAGTCTAACGCCTAAACATCACACGCTCTTTGATGGCTGTTGAGCTTACACCTGCTGTATAGGGCAAAAAGCCAAAACCTATCCCATTAGCTTCTAGCCAATCTCTAGTAAAGCCCATCTGTGAGTTGTAGTCTTTATCCGACCAATCTGTGCCAGTGACGACAAAGTTAGCCTTGGCTTCAAGTATGGCTGGCTTAGAGTCTCGACCACCATAGTTGATAATGACCTCATCCACATACCTGCAAGCCCCAACAACTGCTGCCCTTTCCTCTGTGGTCATTACAGGAGCTTTCCCCTTGAACTCTTGGACAAATTCGTCTGTGTTTATGGCAACAATCACGCTGCCATCCTCACCAGCAAACTCCTTTAGTCTGCGTAGCAACTCAACATGACCCCAATGAAAGAGGTCATAGGTGCCGCCGTTGTAGATCCTCAATCCCATGAGTTAGCCCTGCGAATCCTCAGCGACCAAGTGCCCTCGTTGTATTCATTGTTTAGCACCTTTGCGTCAAAAAGGGCGTTGTTGTTTCTATAGCTAACAGCGTTCTTGTGCTCGTAGCCTGACTTGAGGGTTGAGCTGTTGTCATGGTGGACTATTGCGTCTATCCTTTTGACTGGCAATCCAGCGTTTCTGATTCGGCGTTCATAGTCATTGTCATCAAAGTAAAGGGGGTAAAACCTTTCATCGTACAAACCGACTTGCTCGACTACCTTTTGACCTAGCACAATGCAAGACCAGTCTGGGACTATGTGGGGAAAGCACAAGCCATCAGGGTTTGCATCCTGCCCGATAATCTCTAAGGCACCCTCGGCAAAGTGAGCGTCATCATTTACTAGCACCCAGTAAGGGGCATGGGGGGTTGACTTTACAATTAGGTTCCAAGCACCGACAAGGCCAAGGCCAAAGGGCACTCTAATCATCCAGAGGTTTTTTACCTTTTCTGGCTGGCTAGGTTGCCAGGTGTTAGTGCCTGAGTTGTCAACAATAACAAGATGCTCGACTGGGTAGTCAATAGAGTCAAGTAGCCTCTGGGCTAGGTCAAACCTTTTTAGGGTTGCAAAGCCTAAGACTGGAATCACTTGAGCAGTTTCTTTAGCACCGGCACCCAATGGTTCTCCCAGACTGTTTGGACGTCGAACTGTTGGGCAAACTCAACCGCGATAGTGGATGTGCCTCGCTCGGCTTTGTAAGCCTCTTTGAGGGCATTGACAAGGCTAGGGATGTTCGGTGTCTGCCACCAAGCATCTTGCCCTGCATCCCAGCTTGGCTGTCCATCGGTAAGCCATGAGTCCTCGCTGATTAGGTCAGGTGTTGCTGCCCAGTTAGATCCGATGACCCTAGTGCCACAAGCCTGAGCCTCAATAGCTGGCACTCCAAAGCCTTCACCATAGCTCGGGGCAAGTAGCACATCCATCCTGGTGTAGATGGCTGCAAGGCTTTCCTTTGCCATCCCAAAGCGATAGTCCTGTGGGTTTGGCATTAGCACCTTGTCTTTAGAGATGCCGAGTGATTGCAGAATCTTTAGGATGTTCCAGCCACCTGCCATCCCATGAGGGTCGGTGTGTAGATAAATCAAAGCGTCTGGATGGTCTTTAGAGAAGATACTGAAGGCCATTAGCAATTCGCCAAAAGCTTTCCTGTGAACTAGACCGCTGGCCTTGTTAGCTGCGACAACTCCAATAAGAAACTCATTCTCTTTGATGCCGAGGTAATCGTTGATGGCGTGTTTGCCAATCGTAAAGGTCGGCTTGTAGGTCTTAGTGTCAACAGCGTGAGGCACATACTCACATTCAATTCCCTGAGTTGTCATCTGCCTAACACCATGGGGTGCCATTGCGATAGGCGTGACATTAGGTTTTC